CGAGCCATAAGTTCAAGATAGTTTAGATTGGTTTTCATATTATCACTCATCTAAATTACCTCCTTACTAAACTTAAAAAGAATGTTGTTGATATATCTTTACGATTGCTTTCCTCTAATGAGCCAAGCATTTCGTCACCATTAACAGCTTCCATACAAGTTTTATAAAGCAACGTCATCTCAGCAATCTTTAGAGAATTATCAAACTGAACATTTTCTTTTGATGCGCTGCCGTTTGTGACTACAGGAGCTTCTGTTTTAACTTCCTGTTTATCTTCTGCAAGCCAATCACTTATCACTGCTTTTGATATAAAGTTTTTTCCTTCATTTTTACCTGATTTGTGGACTGCCTTTTCACCTTTTGCAGATATAAGAACAGTATCTTCTTCATCTAACTTTTTTTTGTATTTAGATAGATCCTGACTACTATAGGCCCTGTGATCTTGGTCATCCATGTCATTAATTATTACATACCAATTAGGTTTCTCACCTGGATCAGCATAGTTAATTAATTTTTTTAATTTTCCTTCGGCTTGGTAGATTGACATTCTTAACTTTCCTTTCCTTTTTATTGAGCCATTGATACAAAAGCAAAGCAGACTTAGCAGCTTTTAAATCAGCCTTTGTTACATCAACAGCTTTAGTTTTTAGTTTGCCAGTCTTTGGTGCATTGACTATCATTATTCTTTTACAGTCAAAACCAAACTCTTCATTCAAAGCCATCAAATAAAACATACATTGCATCACATGGCTTTTGTAAATATTAGATCCAGATTTCCAATCAAACACAACAACCTCACCTGTCATTGCATCACGCATCACAGCATCTACAGTTCCACAAAAACCTAGTGAGTGGTAACAAACTCTTTCAAGATACATAACTTCATAAAAGTTTTTGTTTTCATCCCACCAGTTTTTAAACAAGCTGAAGCTGTGTTTTATTTGTTCATTGTAAATGTCAGGTTCAGAGTCGGTTTTAATATAGTCTTCGATGTGTTGGTGAACATTCGTTCCAATATCACCTGCTTTTTCAAGTGTGTTTCTATGTGCTGTTTTGATTTGTTGGAAGATTTCTTTCTTTTGAATTTCATCTATTGGTTTTCCAGGTTCTATAAGATCATCAAATTTTTCTGCTGCACATTTAGCTGACCAAAGTATTAATGGAAAACTATCCTGACATACTTTTGCAAGATCACTTGCATTTGGTATTTGTTTATCTTCTAAAAAATACTTATGTGTGTCGCTGTAAAACTTTAATTTAACTCTTGGGTTACCAACAAAAAATTCTCTAAGTGTCATTGCATTATATTATAAATTATATTATTTGTTTTATATATGTGTTTATGTATAACGATTAAATAATATTATATAATAGAGAGGTCTTTACAAAAGTTGTCAAGAAATATTTTTAAAGTTGATGAATTATTAGCGCAAGTTGCAAAAAAACGCAGTTTACGTTATAATTCTTATGATCGGAAACCACATTGGACTATGGGCCTAGCCTTGAAAATGAAGAAAAAAATGAGTAGAGAGGATTACAAAGTATGGTTGAACAGATATTTGGCGGAGCTTAATGCAAAACGAAGACAAAAGACTGATTGAATACAGGGGTCAGGGTGCATTAAAAGCATATAATGCAAGAGAGTCCGAGATCAGCTACCTTGCAAGCAAAAAGATACTTACTCAGCTCGAAACAGAATGCGCTGAGAGATACAGATATTACTACGAAAGATCCTTGCTAGTCAGCAGGGGTAACGATTTAATCACAGAATACGGATGTCGCATAGATGGCTCAAAATCGATCAGTTCTGGTGAAGGCAGGCTCGATGCTATAAAGCAGCTAAATCGTGTAAATGAGGCCATTGGAGAGCGATATAGGCCTATTCTATTTGATATCTGTGGGGTAGGATACACCATAAAACAATTTAGTAATAAAACAGGCATAGGGCCTAGAAAGGTGAGCAGAATGTTAAAAGAAGCCTTATCCATGGCTATGTACCCACTAGGCCTTAAATCTAACCCAAATACAATACGTTAGTGGCCTACCAAAGAAGCCCTAAATACCTGAAATATGTCAGGGATAATTACCCATGCGCTATTTGTGGTACAGATCAGGATATACAGGCCCATCATATTACTTATGCAGAGCCAAGGGCTTTGGGTAGAAAAAATTCAGACCGATATGTCGTACCGATTTGTCCATTGCATCACTATGAGCTGCATCAACTGGGCGAAAAATCTTACTGGAAAAACAAGGGCTTAGAGCCTTTGATATATGCCAATCTTTTATGGGATAAGTACCAGACCAAAGTGAGATCAGGAAAAAGCCTTTGATCTGGTAAGGGGAGTTCTCATGAACTTATATCATGTTAGACCAAAAAAAGGTGGTTGACAAGTGCAGATATTGTAAAAAAACACTACATATTGTTGATGATTTTATCGTAGATCATCTAAGACCTCCTAATTATTACCATTTATCTTGTATGAAAAGGTATATTAATAAGCATGGTGGCTTGCACCATAGCAGGAAATAGGTTACTTTTGTTATAATAGTACGAGTATGACTAAAATTAAACTTAAACTCGATACACCTGATTTGCCAAGGTCTGAAACCTACTTAAAAGAAACAGATATAAACCAACTTGCAGACAGTTTTTACAGAACAGAATTTCTTACACAGTTTGGCCCAAAGCAAGGCCGTAAAATTGCAAGGGCCATGGCAGCCAGTCTTGTAGCTTCACAATATCTAGATTTATTGATGTTTGAAACACAGGAAAACGACTACGAATTATTTTATGACCTCGAAATCTCGGAAACAATCCATTAAATTAGACGGCCAAGTTTTAGACGCAGGCGGTATTGATATTAAGATAGAGGTTTGTAAACCCCAGTTCCATGATGATCATATGACTGATAACTTTGGTTTGTTTGACAAGCGCAAGGCTACAATCACCTTGCAGCATGGACAAGATTTAAACTATGAAAAAAATAGTTTGGTTCATGAAATTTTTCATTTATGTGTTTGGTTATCTACTGCCAATGGCGAGGGTATGTGTTTAGAAAAGTCAGAAGATGAAGAGCTGGTCGTAAACTCATTGACTAATCACTTCATGACTATGCTTAAACAAAATAAATGGCTCAGAGATTATTTATTACAGGACTAAATATTATTATTGTCATCCTGTAATTTTTTTTGTAGAAGATGGAATGCCTGAACCATCAAATCCACTTCTTTTATATTTAGGATTAGTTGTTTGTTGCTTGGGTATATTTTGTTTAGATTTTCTTTTGTTAGTTTAACACAGTCAGCTACAGTTTTATTTAGCTCTTCAAATCTTTCTATATCATTGAAATAGAAGGCTTTATATTTACCGTTCATTGTTCTAGTAAATAAAATCTATCTTCAATAAACCCATGATACTGCTTAGCTATTTTATTAAGATCTTCCATAACTTTTGTAAGTTCTCTTTTATTTTTGCTAGCTTGTATGATGTTTTTATTACCGTTAGAGCAAAGAAAATAAACTTTTTCATCAGCTTTAAGTGATACTACATTATTCATATTTACCTTTTTCTTTCACTTTAGTTATGAATGGCCCTTTTCTGGGTTTACTGTCATCGAATGGCATTTGAAATTGAATAGAAAAACAAATTTCGTTTTCAGTTCCATATACTACACCGCTACATATTTCCATAAATTGACAATCAACACCAACTGGCCTATCTAAAATCCAATCAGAGAAGTTTTCCATAACTGTATTATCTTCGTTATCAAAACCCCTTTCACCCTTTAAAATTTTAAACGCTTTATTTATTTGATGCTGCAATTCTACATCTTCGCTAATACAGTCTTCAATGTAACCTTGTATAGCTTCTTTAATAATTTTTGTTGCTTCTTGTTTGTCCATATTTATCTCCCTTTTCTGTTGATTGTTTTTCTTTTGTATAAAAATAATTTCCTACACAAGCGAAACGATTACCGCTTTGAAGTTTATTAATTACTTTTTTTCTTATAGCTATTTCACAGTTTAACTCAGCAATGGCTAGCGTTTGACCTTCTCCCCAAGCTCTAGGAATATCAGGGCTATCCTTTTCAAAAGCCACAACTTTTATTGTTTCATTCATTTTTACCCCTTTAAATTAAAAATAATAATATAAACACAAAACCTATAGCTGTTAGTGCCATTAGTCTAGCTTTATTTTCAGTCATATTTTTTTATGAGTTCCTGCTTGCCATAGTTCAATAATATCTACAGGCTGTTGGAACTCCCCTTTCAATTTGTTTATTGTTGCATTAGCTGTCAGTGTATCGTAATGCTTAGTTATTACTTGAGTTGGGCCAGTGCCTTCTAATTTAAATTTAATATACCAGCCAGCAGGTTTAAATTTGTTCATAATTATCACCTATTAAAATGGGTTTGTATTCTCTACCTTCAATTACTTCTGATAGTTCTGATAAATCCCATGAAGTTCTTGCGTCATATTTACTAGTAAATATGCCTATGTCTTTCAATACATTAAAAGATTTATTAAAATCTAAATAGTATTTTAAATCTCTTCCTGATTGCAAACTATAGCATTGCAAGTGATATTCTAATTGCGCTTTTAAAAAGCGGTCAACGTATTTTTTATGCTTATTTTTAAAAACATAAACGGTATTTTTATCACCCATTCCATGTTTTGACATGTCGCCAGATGTAGCGACTAAACAAAATTTAGTCATAATAAACCACCTATTAATAAATCAATAGTTAAAATAACTGATGCAATTGTAACAGCTATTATGATCATTGTTGCTATGTCTATACCTTTCATTTATTAACCTTTCTAATGAATTAAATAAGCAATATTATTCACCTTATCTGACCAACAACTGCGGCAATCAAGGCATTGACCCCCCTGCTTAATTGAAGGGCAAATTTTAGAATTCTTAGCTAGTTTCTTATTTGTTATAACTGAGCTTGTATAACTGAAAACTTTACTATTGAGCTGAGCATCAATCAAAGGCGCTGAAACTCTAAATATACAATTTTTAGGTATATATATTTTATTATCTCTGAGCTGCTTTAATATGCCAGTTTCTCTAGTCGGTATCCAATACTTACAAGAAGGCGTTAATCTTGCTAAATTAATTATTTGTAGGGCGTGTTCATAGCTCTGTAAGTCGCCAGCAGCATGAAATCTAAAATATTTACAATCAGACTTTAAAACCTGATAAACCATGCCTAAGACCCATTGAAAACCATTGTTGAGACTTTCTTTATGTAGCTTGTGAGATTTACCCACTGATCCTTCCCTGTATCTTAAATAGTTACCCTTCATTGCATAGCATGAAGAACATACAGAATTTTTAACCTTCCTAAGCTGAGATCCTTTGTTACAATCCCATGCGCTTAAATCGTAGTTATAAAAAGGCATCTTCTTATTTTTATTTGTTGCGCCTCCACCAGTCAAGAGCCTAGCCTTCTTTAAATTCCATCCTTGGGCCTGAAGGTATATAAATAAACTTTCTTGGAATTCTTGAGCTTGCATAGTCATAGTTTCCACTCCACCACTAATAGAATAGAAACCATGACAACTATTAATAATATATCAATTACCATCTATTGGCCCTCCATTAGTACAGTTTCAACTTTTCTTGTATCTATATGCTTAAATACATCATGCAGCTTATTATCGGCATATCTCCGAGTACACATATACATATAGTCTTGAGGCTTCACCATTACCTTTAAATCAATAGCATTCTTAAAGGCTAGCTTAGGATCTCTTAAATATATATAATTTCTTACTTGTTCCATGTTTACTCCCTTGTTTAATTAATATTGTAATTAGTACGAATAGAATGTGTCAGAAATAAGGCAAACAATAACTAATTTTTATACTTAATTTAGGGCAGGATTAGGTTTAATGTACTCTGTAAATATTAACCAAATAATCTAATTAACCAACAACCCCAAGCATTTAAATCAAGATAACTAATCAAATTAGGGTGGGTAAGGCCGTACTTTACATAAGGTATATTATACGACAGTACTATAATACTATATAGGGGGTTTTAAACGGCCCATACCCATCAAATATATATGGGGGTAGCGGTATAGTTATAGTATCGTTCCTAAATCTAAATCAAAACAGGGGGGTTTTATTTACAATTCTTTATAAATCAATTATAGCTTAGGGCATAATATGACTACAGAACTGACGTTACGTTTTCAAGCAGCACCTGCGGTGCTTTTCTTGCAAACACAACTACCTGCTAGGATGGTGGTTGATCTTAATAAATACCTAGACACCAAACATAACAAAGGTGGTGAGAGCTTTGCAGACAAGCTAGTAGGCCAAATAAGTCATGGTGAACAGCTTAAAATGGATCAGGATGATCCCCTAGTTCAACCATTTGTCCAGACTGTTGCGAATATGTCTCAGTCGTATTTAGAACAATTCTCAAGAATGATAGGGGTAAAACCCTT